GCGGTCCGGACGGCCCGCCGAAGGCTGCCTAGATGGCCCGCATCCGCACCATCAAGCCTGAGTTCTGGAGCGACGAAAAGCTCAGTGAGTGCTCACTGAGCGCTCGCTTATTGTTCATCGGCCTCATTTCGTTCGCGGACGATGAAGGCCGGCTTGAGTACTCGCCGCAGCGCATCAGGATGCAGGTATTCCCATGCGGCACAGTGAAGCTCGGAGCGCTCATTGATTGTATTGGAGAACTCCGTGACTGCTCACTGATACGCCTGTACACCGTTGAATCAAGAGAATTTCTCGACATCCCTGGGTTCGGAAAACACCAACGAATCAACCGGCCTACGCCTTCCAAGCTCCCCGCATTCTCAGTGACTGCTCAGCCACCACTCACTGAGTCCTCATTGACTCCCACTGCTGGAGGGGAAGGGAAGGGAAGGGAACTGGAAAGGAATGGAAGGGAGAGAGAGGGCTCGCTAGCTCGCCCCGGCCGCTCTCCGCCGCGAAAGCGATGCCCAGAGGATTTCGAGATCACGCCCGATCTTCATGCCTGGGCAAAGCTCAAGGCGCCTGACGTCGACGTCAATCGCGAGACCGAGAGATTCCGCGACTGGGAATTCAAGACCGGGCGCAGTGATTGGCCAGCGACGTGGCGAACATGGATGAGCCGCGCGCAGGAAACCGTGGCCAATCGGCCGACCTACGGAGGCCGCGTGACGAGCCTATCGCGCCCGGCCAAGAGCGCCGACGAGCTCGAGCGGGAGGCCGCCAGTGCTGCAGGCTGATCGCGAGGAGTTCGCTCGGCAGCTGCGCGAGCTGTGTGCCGGCTTCAACGTGCCGATGGGCGAGCGCGAAGCCGCGTACTGGCGAGGCTTGGCGAAGATGGAAATCGCCACGTTCGCGCGCGTTGTCGAGCACTGCTTGGGCGATGACGGCCCGGACAAGATCCCTACTACGCGAGGCGTGTGGGCGCTGTCGAAGTCCATGCGGGCGCGGTCTGCGCCGGCCGCTCCCACGAGGCCAGCTTGGTCAGGCGACAAGTGGGATATCGAGGCGAATCTGCGGCTGCTCAATCACATCCGCGCGCACCCGAAGCGCTACGCCCCGGATTCTGGCTACGACCCAGTCAGGCGCGAAGCCACTGCGGGACCGCTCACGCGCGCATGCACCGCAGTGATCGTGGACTGGTGCAAGAAGCCATGGGCCGAAGACATGCGCGTCGAGCCGAACCCAACCGCTGCGAAGCGCAACTCTGTGTGGCGCGAATGCATGCAGCGGGCCGATGCCGAAGTAGATCGGATCCTTGCCGGGCAGCGGGTAGCGGCATGACACAGGTCCGCAGTTCGTCAACGGGACGCTTCGCGCCAATCGGCGAGACGCGGAAGTCGGAGTCGGAGCGTCGCTTACAGGCTGCCGCTTGGCACAAGGCCAACCCGGAGCGGATGCGCGAATATCGCAGGAAATGGTTGACCGCCAATCGGAAAAGGCGCCGAGCCTACATTGCAGCTTGGTCTGCTCGGAACCGAGAAAGGCTGCTGGTCCAATGGCGCGAGAGGTACGCCAGGCGCGGAGATAGGGCACGCGCGGCGTCTCGCCGTTGGTGGCTGAACAACATGGCGCGAGGTCTGGCGCTCAATGCAGCGCGCCGCGCGAGAGTCCTGCGGCAGACGCCGACCTGGTCCGACCTAGACGCCATCGCGCTGATCTACCTCGAGCGCGAGCGCGCTACCGCTGAGACCGGAGCGGAGTACCACGTCGACCACATTGTGCCGCTGCGCGGCGCTCTCGTGAGTGGCCTGCACGTTGCCGAGAACCTTCGAGTCGTGCGCGCCGAGGTCAACCGGCACAAATCCAACCAGTTCAAACCAGGGGAATTCCAATGCTCAATCTAAGCCCGCGGGCATGCCAGCTCGGTTCCAGCGTGAACACTCGTACAGAGCGTCATGGCGACGAGGACGTCCCGGCCTGCGACATCCCGCTCGCCGGGATCATGCTCGATGAGACCGAGCTCAATGCGCTGTGCAGAGAGCCGTACCTCAGTCGCGCGTTGTTCAACGACAAGTCGGGCCACAAGGAGCCGATGCTCTCGATGTTCGAGGCGCTCCCATTCCGCGACAAGCTCGAGGGCGCCACGGTCACGCTGGTGCTCAGCACCACGGGCGCTGGGACCGAGCTCGTGCTGGGCAACGCCAAGCTCAAAGGCCTGACGCTCGAACCCCTGAGCGGTGGGGCCACGAGCCTCTCGCTCAAGGTCCAGGTCTCGGGCGATACGGTGCCCAAGGTCGTGGGCGAGCTGGTCGCGCACCTCAACGGCCATATCACCGTCGAGATTGCCGATGCCACCGCGGTGGAACAGAAGGCCAGCGGACAGCGCGATCTGCCGATCAACACTTTCGGCAACGGAGAGGCGCCCGAGCAGGGCGCGAAGCCCAAGCGCGGCCGGAAGCGCGCCGAGTCACGGTTGGACGCCTGAAACGGCACGAGCGCGAGCGCATCGATCACCAGCAACATCAGGAGAGAGAGCATGGGATTTCAGATTCACACCACCGGCACGGATGCGACCAACGCGCTGCAGAAGCTCGCCGTGCTGCTCGATCGCGAGGTGGCGCTGCAGCCCGTTCACGCGCTCGATCGCGATTGCATCCTGGCGGCCGCGAAGGCCTACGCCGACACGCTCCGCGTCGATGACGAGCACGTGATCGTGATCTCGGCGCGCTCGGCGATCGTCGAGAACTCCGACCTGCACCTCGTGCTGCGCTGCTACGTGCAGGAAGACGAAACGCTGAAGAAGGATTGACGATGTCCCTACAGGTTACGCTCCGCCTGCCATGGCCCCCTTCGGTCAACGCGATGTGGCGGACGCCGCATAAGGGCCCGCTGGCCGGCCGCACGATGCTCAGCAGCGATGGCAGGGCCTACCGCAGGGCGGTCAACGACCAGGTGACGCTACAACGCGTTATTCGCCATGAACTCAAGGGCAGGCTCGCCGTCACGCTCATCGCCCGACCGCCAGACCGTCGAGCGCGCGACCTGGACAACCTGCTCAAGGGCGTGCTCGATGCGCTCGTCAAGGCGGCCGTGATTGTCGATGACGGTGACATCGATGACCTGCGCATCCGGCGCGGCCTCGTGCTCAGGGGCGGGGAGGTCGAAGTGCACATCGAGCAGATCCCAGGCGACATGGTCCCCAGCGACCTGAACTTCGGTGCGCAAGATGAGCGCCCTGTCGCGGCGCAGGCTATCTGAAACAGACGATTCTAGGAACATGGCCAAAGGACGAAAGACAGGTGGTCGAAGGCCCGGTAGCGCCAACAAGGCGACCGCTTCGGCGCGCGAGGCCATCTCGCGATTCGTGGATGGGAACGCCCACAAGCTGCAGGAGTGGCTGGACAAGGTGGCCAGGGTCGACGGCCCCAAGGCTGCAGCGGCGCTGTATATCGACCTGGTTGAATTCTCGGTCCCAAAGCTCGCGCGCACGGAGATCACGGGCAAGGACGGCCAGCAGCTGATTGTGCGAATCTCTGGGATACCCACGGACGAGTCGCTGTGAGCGAATTCTCCTTCACCCCAAAGCAACTCGAGGCGCAGCAAATGCTCTCGGGGCCCGCCACGCACCTGATGCTCTATGGGGGGAGCCGGAGCGGGAAGACGCTGCTGCATGTGCGCAACACCGTCATGCGTGCCCTAAAGGCGCCGCGCTCGCGTCATTTGATCGCGCGCTTCCGGCTCAACCACGTGAAGAATGCCGTGGTCATGGACACTTTCCCCAAGGTCATGCGGGATTGCTTCCCAGGCGTATCGGCGGACATCGCCAAGCAGGATCTGTTCTGGCGCTCGCCCAACGAGAGCGAGATCTGGTTCGCAGGGCTCGATGACAAGGAACGCACCGAGAAAGTGCTGGGCTCGGAATACGCCACGATCTTCCTGAACGAGTGCTCGCAGATCCCCTGGTCAAGTCGTCAGCTCGTGGTGACGCGCCTGGCGCAGCGAGCGCAGCAGGTTATCGAGGGGAGGCCCCCTGCGCTCCTCAAGCCGCGGATGTACTACGACTGCAATCCGCCCTCGAAGGCGCATTGGACCTACCGGGTATTCCGCCAGAAGCTCGATCCCGAGACGCGCGCGCCACTGCCGCGCCCGGCTGACTTCCAAGAATTCCAGATGAACCCGTGCGACAACCTGCAGAACCTGTCGGCTGAATATCCCAACACGCTCGCGGGCCTGTCGGCTCGTATGCGCCGGCGCTTCGAGTTTGGCGAATACGCCGAGGCGACGCCCAATGCGCTGTTCGATGAGGCGCTGATCGATCGCTGGCGCGTGATGGATGGCGAGCTGCCCCAGCTGCTGCGCATCGTGGTGGCGGTGGACCCTTCTGGCTCGGGCGACACGGACAACGAGGACAACGATGAGATTGGCATCATCGTCGTGGCGCTCGGCACCGACGGGAACGCCTACATGCTTGAGGACTGCAGCGTAAAGGCAGGACCGGCCACCTGGGGGAAGATCGCCTGCGACGCATATGCACGGCACAACGCCGATTGCATCGTCGCCGAGGTCAACTTCGGGGGCGATATGGTGCGCGCCACGATTCAGACTGCGAACCCGCGGGCGCCCTTCCGCAAGGTCGTCGCCTCGCGCGGCAAGATCGCGCGTGCGGAGCCTTTCAGCTCGCTCTACGAGCAGGGCAAGGTCCGTCACGTGGGGATGCTCGCGCCGCTCGAGGATGAGCTCTGCGCCATGTCGACCACCGGCTACACCGCGGGCGGCTCGCCCAACCGGGCGGATGCGGCGATCTGGGGCCTGGCTGAGCTGTTCCCCGCTATTGTGGCTGGGCCCAAATTGGAGCGCCCCAAGCGCGAGCGCGCTTCGGTGGGCGGCCTGAGTTGGGCGGGATGATGGAACACGAGTGCATCAACGGATCGATCCCGCAGGGCATGCGCGTGGGGCGTCGCGAGTTGAACGAGGCGTCGCTGAAAATCACCGTCCCCACCTGCGTGCCCGAGCGGCTGCAGCCTCGGATGCGCGAGATCAGCGAACTCTACGTCCCTCCGAGCTCGCGCAATCACAAGCTCGCCACAGCACTCATGAACTTCGTGTGCCAGGAGGCGGATGCGAATATGTTCGTGCTGCTGCTCAAGGCATGGAGCTTCACGAAGGACGATGAAGAGCCACTCGGGCTCGACGATGATCAGCTGATCGCATGGTATAAGCGCTTCGGCTTCACGGAATTGATCATGGACCCCAGCGGCGCGCAGCTCATGGCGAGGCAGCCGCGCCGCCCCCACGCAATTGAGCGGGCCGTCAAGCTCGCACTGGTGAACTGACATGGCAGCAGCCGAAGACATGAGCGATGAGACCGCCACAGGGCCCGACGCACAGGCTCCAAAGCCCGTGAGCGCTCAGACGAGCGATGAGATCGTCGCGGAGGCGAAGAAGTTTCTGGAGCTCTGCATCGCCGCCGATGGGCCCAATCGCAAGGAGGCGCTTGATGATTTACGCTTCCTCGCCGGCGATCAGTGGGACGAGAAGGACAAGCGCCAGCGCATGCTCGATCGGCGCCCGTGCCTGACGATCAACAAGCTCCCCACCTTCCTCCACCAGGTCACGAACGATCAGCGCCAGAACGTCCCATCGATCAAGGTCTCTCCGGTCGACGACTTTGCCGATGTGGAGATCGCGAAGATCGAACAGGGCATGATTCGGCACATCGAGTACTCGAGCAACGCGGACGTGTGCTACGACACCGCGGTGAATTCGGCCGCCGCGTGCGGGTTCGGCGCCTTCCGCATCGTCACCGACTATTGCAGAGAGGACAGCTTCGATCAGGACGTGCGTTTTCAGCGCCTCCGCAACGCCTTCACGGTCTACATCGACCCCTTGAGCCAAGAGCCCGACGGGTCGGATC